TACGTGACCCTGCCGGCAGACGCGCGTCAGATCCGCAGCGTCCGGCTGAACACGAACCCGATCACGGTCTTGCAGTATCAGTCGCCGACGGCTGTCGATGATAACTTCCCCGGCACCGGCACAGGCAAGCCGAAATACTACAGCGTCGTCGGCGGCGAGTTATATTTTCGACCCTCGCCCGATGATAGTTACCAAGTCGAAATTCTTTTTGTCGGAGGCGTTGCAGCACTCAGCGACACAAACACATCAAACACAATTTTGCAGCGTCATCCCGATTTATACCTGCACGGCACGCTTGCCGAGGCATTCGGCTATTTGATGGATGAGCAGCGCCAGGCGCAGCACGACGCGCTGTTCACTCGCACGATCGCGGCGGTAAACGCCGACGAAGACCGCGTCAAATACGGCGGGTCACCGCTTCAAGTTCAATCTAATTATGGTGAAATACAATGAGCGCAATGAGCGACTACCTCGAAGGAAAAATCCTAGACCACGTCCTGTCTACGACCAGCTACACTATGCCGACAGGCGTGTACGTTGGCCTCTCCACGGGCAGTTTCGGCGACGACAATTCCGGCACGGAACTGTCGGGCAACGGCTATGCGCGCCAAGGCGACGTTGCATTTGATGCCGCTAGCGGCGGCGTTGCTGACAATACGAGCAACATTGAGTTTCCGGCGGCAACAGGAAGCTGGGGGACCGTAAGCCATTGGGGTATTTTTGACGCTAATAGCAGCGGCAACCTGCTAATCCACGGTGCGCTATCGTCCAGCAAGACTATCTCGACGGGCGACATTCTCCGCATCAGCGCGGGCGACCTGGACGTGACCGCCGCCTAATGGCAACACTTGACCAGCTTGACGCATGGGGGTCGATGGATGCCCTCGACGTGTACGGGACGCTTGAGCAGCTAGACAACCTTGTCATGCACCTGGGAAGTGGCAGCGCGACCGTTGCCATCACGGGTGCGGCGAGTGCTGACCGTGTCCGTACGGCGACAGGTTCCGCATCACTTGCGATCACTGGCACCGCATCAGCAGGCTTAGTCGTCAATAGGTCTGCGTCTGCCTCTATCGCAATTACTGGAGCGGCGGCGGCGGAGAAACTGCGTACCGTGTCGGGTGCGGCCAGCATTTCGATCACAGGCTCCGCAGTCGCAAAAATGCTTTATCTGTCAGGCGGAAGCGGGACGATTTCGATCACTGCGACCGCCACGCCGATTGGTGTGTTTTCGGGTGCGGGGGCCGCGACGATTGAATTGAACGGCACCGCAGCGGCTGGTTATCTGTGGACTGAAATTGCTGACGGGAATGAAAACTGGACGGACGCGGCATGATAAATTTTGGCGAGTTCATTCCTGATCAGCCGGCGCTAAATAACGCCGGCGCGACCGAGGCAAAAAATGTGATCCCGGCAGCCACCGGCTACCGATGCTTCAAAGATCTGTTGCCGATATCTGGCGCTGCCGATGCAAAAATTCTCGGCATGTTCGCCGGCAAGGCTGATGACGGGAACGCGGCGCTCTACGTCGGTAACGCGACCAAATTATACAAGTTCAACGCAGCAGATTCTTCGTTGACTGACGTCAGCAAGGCCGGCGGTTACTCTACGGCTGGCGATGATCGTTGGCGGTTTGTGCAGTTTGGCGAGACTTTGATTGCGACCAATTACGACGACAATCCGCAGACGGCGACCGTTGCCAGCGGCTCGGCTTTTGCGGATCTCGGCGGCACGCCGCCAAAAGCAAAATACATCGCCGCCGTCCGCGACCAGGTAATGCTCGGCTACACGAACGACGGCACCGACGGCGAGAAGCCATACCGCCTCTGGTGGTCAGGCATAAACAGCGCGACCAGTTGGACGCCAGGCACGGGCCTGTCGGATTATCAAGACGTGGTTGATGCCGGCGACTGCACGGGGTTAATTGGCGGCGAATACGCCATCGCGCTATTTGATCGTGCGATTGTGCGCCTCAGTTTCGTTGGCGCACCACTGATCTATCAGGTCGATCGGCTCACCAATCAGCGCGGCTGCTCGGTCCCTGGCAGCGTGGCAAGTGTCGGCAGCGCGATGGTTTTCTTCTTGTCCGACGACGGGTTTTGGATGCTGCGCGGCAACGAGCTAATGCCGATCGGTGCCGAGAAAATAAATCGCTGGTTCCTTGACCGGTTTAAAGTTGCCAACGCCGAAAACGTCGTTTCTGCGGTGGACCCCATCAACCAGAACGTCATCTGGGCATATCCCAGCACTAACAGCGCGAGCGGCGAAAACGACGAAATTCTCATCTATAATTACAACCTCAATCGTTGGTCTTACGTTGAAGCGTCCTGCACGGCCTTGTCGCAGCTTTTCACCGCCGGCTACACGTTGGAGCAGCTTGATAATATTTCAAGCAGCATTGACGCGTTGCCGGCCTCACTTGACAGCGCGCTTTATCAGGGCGGCTCATTTTTCTTCGCTGGTGCGCGGGACGCGAAGGTTCAGTCTTTCACGGGCGACTGCCTGCCAGCCACGATCGAGACGGGCGAGTTCGCCGTCTCTCCAGGTAAGCGCGCGATGATCAGCACCGTTATACCGTACCTGACCGGGTCGTCTCCGACGGTGACGGTGGCGATCGGATCTCGGCAGCGGCAGATTGATGATGCGACCTTTACGTCCGCGACCAGCTTGAACGCGGACGGCTACTGTCCGACCAGATCGTCTGGCGCTTTCCACCGAATCCGCATGAATATCACCGGCGACTTTGACGTTGCCCAGGGCGTTGACGTCGATGCGAAGATGATGGGGATGCGCTGATGGCGACGACAAGTTTCCGCGCGCTTACACCGTTTTCGGATGAGCGTGACGTGGCGACCGTCGTCAACAACATTTTATCAGGCAAGCAGAATAACACCGGATCGGTGACGCTTGCGACATCAGCCACAACGACGGCGGTGACCGACTACATCGTCGGATCAGAGAGCGTGATTTTGTTCATGCCGACGAACGCCGCAGGCGCAACGGAACTTGCGGCCGGCGGCATGTACGTGTCAGCCCGCGCCAAGAATACTTTTACTATTACGCACGCCAACGCCGGCACCACGCGCACTTTTGACTATGTGGTCATCGGGTGACTTTGCTGCCGATTGGCAGCGCGCGGAGCCGCACATAATTGCGGCACTGCACCACGCCGGCGACACGCATGAGCCAGCGGATGTGGTTGAGATGATCATGGAGGGGCGCGCGGCTCTGTGGGTTGGCGAGCGGTGTGCGGTGGTGACACAAGAAATTGATCTGCCGCGCGAGACGCAGTTGCACTTTTGGCTGGCGGGCGGCGACCTCGATGAGGTTGTTGAGATCGTCAGTGACGTAGAGGCTGCCGCGCGCGAGGGCGGCATTACACGAATATCCATCATTGGGCGGCGCGGCTGGCGCGCCAAGTTAGACGGTTACCGCGAGGCCGGGGTTATTATGACGAAGGAAATCAAATGAGTTTTTTGGGTAATCTTTTTGGCGGCGGGTCAAAGCAGACGTCTGTCGCGACCGCAACAAGTGCGCCGCCGTCGTATGCGCAGCCATTTTTAACCCGCGGCCTTGAGCGTGCAGAAGAGGTCTACAATACACCGCGCGAATATTTTCCGGGCCAGACTTTTGTAGATTTCAGCCCGACGACGCAGGCGGCGCTCGAGCGCGGCGAGGCGCGCGCGATGGCTGGCAGCCCCCTGGTATCGGGCGCACAAAATTTTGTGAACACGGCATTGCAGGGCGGCTTCTTGAACCCTGCCGCAGCGATGCTGCAAGGCACCGCGCAGGGCGACTATCTTGATAGCGGCAATCCGTATCTAAGCGCCGCGTTGCAGCCCGCAATCGATCAGATACAGGGCCAGTTCTCGCAGGCCGGGCGTCTTGGTTCGGGTGCGAACATGTCTGCCATGACATCTGCCCTTGCGCCGGTTTACGCGCAGAACTACGCGACAGAGCGTGCGAACCAGTTGGCCGCGCAGCGGTCGATCGGCGACTTGGCGCAGACCGACTTCGCAAATCGGGCTGGCGCGGCGGCAATGGCTCCCGGCATGGCTGCCGAGGACTACACCGACGTCGGTCGCTTGGCGGCGTATGGCCTGGCACGCGAGCAGAAGACGGCAGAGCAGCTTGCTGACGAGGTCGCGCGCTACAACTTCTTGCAGAACGAGCCGCAGCAGCGCCTGGCAAATTACATGGCGACCGTCCGCGGTGGCACGATGGGCGGGCAGTCGTCGCAACCGGTGTACTCGGACCCGACATCTTCAGCGATCGGTAACATTGCGACGTTGGGTGCCGGCGCCAAGTTTGCGAACGACGCCGGGCTGTTTGATAGTTCGACGTATTCGGGCATCGGTTCAGCCCTTAGGAGCATATTTTAATCATGGCGAATTATAACGACCTGATAAAGGCCGGCCTGCTTAACGCCAGCGACCGTCGCGAGGCGGGCCTGATGGGCCTGATCGCGCTTGGGCAAAGCATCGGCAATCGCGGTGCCGCGCGTCTGTCACCGACGCCTCCGCCGCTCGACCTGGCGGGACCGATGGCGGTCTACCAAAATTCGATGAACACGGCCCTCCAGCGCGGTGCGTTGGCGAAGAAGTTAAACCAGGAAACGGCGCTGAGAAAAGCCATTATGCCGCAGCCGGTCAATGAGCCAATGGCGCAGCGGATTGCGCAAACTAGATTTGAGCCTACCCGACAGGCGCAGACAGCCTTGTACGGGTTCAGTCCGCTGTCAGGCGAGGACAACGACATGTCCCTGGAAGCCGGCGGTATCCCCGCTATGGCGCAAGACGCCGTGACTGCGGCCCTGCCGGCAGCGCGTCAGATGACAACCGTGCCGACCGCCTTGGCGGGTGTGCCGGCGGCGGCGCGGCCACTGATCAGCGCGGTTGCCCAGGCCAATCCAATGGCGGGCTTGCAGATGGCTGGCAACTTGATGGCGGAGCAGTTCAAGTATCGCAAGCCTCAGTATCACAATGTAACCGTGGACGGCACGCCTATGCGATTGACCACGCCGCAGCTTGAACAGTATCGGGGGCAGGGGGCAACGATTGCGCCCTTTTCATCTCCCCTTGTTTCTAATGTGACCAACGCGCCGAATGCGATGTCGAAAGTAGGGGTGGATATTTACACACAGGCAAGTGAGGCCGCAACGCTTGCTGCGCAAAAAGAATTTCAACTCGGCGAAATGCGCAGCCTGTTATCGACGGGCGTGCCTACCGGACGACTTGCAGACATGAGTATGGGCCTCAAAAATATACTAGCCAGTTTCGGTGTGAATAATCCCAATTTGCCCATCCAAGAAGCGATCAATTCGCTTGGTGATGAACTTGCGCTCGCAAAACATGGCCCTGGTATGGGGCCAATGACCGACAAGGATTTTGAGATCTATGCCGGTATCGCGCCGGGTATGAAAAACACTCCCTTGGGCAACGCACTCATCATGCAGCGAATGGATCGCGAGTATCGTGGGCAGATCATGTACGCGCAGGCCATCCAAGAGCAAATGCTAAACCCCCAGATTGGCCCGCAACGAATCGATCCGGCGGCTGCATGGAGGACTGTTGCGCAACGTCTTAATGCCGAATTAGGACCGCTTGTTCCAGAATATGACACTGTTGAGGACATTCCCGACTCGATGATAGGCCGTGCGGTTATGATAGATGGCAATATAGCATTGGTGGGAAAATAAAATGGTAACAGTTACCTATGCAGATGGCGCACCTCAACCAGCACAGGAAACAACGGAAAATCCCGGCGTTACAGTTACATACGCCGACGCGCCTACCGACGTAAAAACCGCACAGGGCAGCTTTCGCGCGCTCAGAGCCGGACTATTAAAACGAGAGAAGGATGGGCGTCTCGGCCCGGAAGGCCGCAAGGTTCTCGATCTAGTAAACAGCCGCGCCGTTGTCGAGGGTGGTCTGGGCGCGTTTGTGCAGGGCTTGGCAATGAACGGCTCCGACGAGGTCATAGCCGGTATTACTTCGGCGCTCGGCGGCGGTGACGAACTTGTGAAGGCAATCAACCAATTTCGAGCAGAACAAAAATTACCTGCCCTCAGTCGGTACGACGCCAACCTGGCGCGTGAGCGTGTCGGCTTAAAAGACTACGCAAAAGAAAACCCGGCAAAAAATCTCGGCTATGGCGCGCTGGGCGCACTTGCGCCGATGTTGTACCCGCCCCTAGCCAAGGCCAAGCTGGGTGGGCAAATGGTGATGGGGGCCGGGTCTGGCGGATTGAGCGGGTTTTTGAACGCCGAGGGCGGCTTTCAAAACCGCCTCGACGCAGCCGAAATTCCGGCAATCATCTCAGGCGCGTTGCCTATTCCCTTGGCGGGCGCTGGCAAGGTTCTCGGCGCGGGCTATCGCGCGCTGACTAAGCCCAGCGTGAGCAAGATGGGCTTGAGCCAGGGCGACGATGCGGTTCGCCAAGCGATTGTTGATGATGTTGGATCGCTTGAAGAGGCAACAAAGATCCTGCGTGAGGCGCGCCAAGCTGGTAAGCCGATGGCGCTTGCAGATCTCGGTGACAATACGCGCGGCGTGTTCGATGCCGCGCACCTGTTGCCAGGCGAAGGCAAGCGGAAGATCAGCGGCTTTCTGAGGGATCGCGACAGCGGCATGTTGAGCCGCATGACCAACGATCTACAATTAGCGTTTGGTAAGCGCGGTCGTTTCTTTGATGAGTTCAAATCGATGAAGGATGCGCGCGCGATAAGAGGCGGCAAAATCTACGATCGCGCAAACAAAAAAATCATTCCGATGACGCGTGAGTTGACGGAATTGTTCCAGACACCATCAATGCGCAACGCCATTGAAAAGGCTCGCGAGATTGCCGCCGATCAGCAAGTCAAGTTACCTGACCTGAGTATCAATGATGCGGGGCGCCTGGTGGACGCGTCTGGCGATTTGGTTTCTGGCGTACAGACCCAGTTCCTGCATTACATCAAAATGGGGCTGGACGACGTGGTGTTCTCGGCGGTCCCCTCCGCCGGTATTGGGCAGGCGCAGAAAGGCGCCATCCAAGGCGTTCGGCATAAACTGCTCGATATCATGGACGCCAACAATACCACCTACAAGGTCGCGCGTAATTACTGGGCGGGCGAGACGGCGTCGATGAACGCAATGCAACTCGGCAGAAAATTTCTGACTGACGACATTGACGAGTTGGGCGCAGCGGTCGCGAACATGGGCAAGGCGGAACTTGACGCCTTTCGCATCGGCGCCATGCAGGGGCTGATGGATAACATTGAGCGCCAGATTTCGACGGGCAGCGTGGCAAATAATTTGCTGAAGACGCAACGGAACCGCAGCTTGATCCGCCAGACGTTCCCGAAAACGGAAGCTGGCACCAAGGCGTACAACCGGTTTATCAGTAACCTGGGCCGCGAAATCGACATAAAACGGACCTCCGCACAAGTTCTTGGCAACAGCGCCACAGCGGCGCGTCAAGAGGCGGTGGCTAATTTACGCGCAGGCGCCACGCGCGCATTGCCACCGACGTCTATCACAGAGGCGGTTATGGGCCTGCTGCGGAAAAATGTTGCGCAGCTATCCGATGAACAACTGCGCGCGGCCACGTCTCGTATCGCCGACTTGATGAGCGACGGCGGTGAAGAGGCGACCGCGAGGATTATGAAAGAACTTGGCGACCCATCAAAAGCGCAGAAGTTGGTGGAGTTTCTCAAGGTGGCGCCACCGCTTGTGGCAAAGGGCGTCACGAACCCCGTGACGATGGGCAACATCGTCGGCTCGAACACGCCCAGCATGAACCTGCTCGACTTCTAAGCAACCAGAACACTACCACCACACCCCGCCGCCGGCGGGTTTTTTTGTGAGGAAAAATGGCTAAAGCAAACTGGAACGAATACTCGGCCACACCGGCCAGCAACACCGTGGTCGATGACGTGAACATCGATGAGAATTGTCCGCCGTCTGGCATCAATAACGCGATCCGCGAGTTGATGGCACATACAGCCGACGTCGTCGCCGGCACGGTAGCCCTCTCGACCATCAACATCGACGGCGGTTCGATCACCGGCATCACGGACCTCGCGGTCGCTGATGGCGGCACGGGCGGGAGTACCGCAAGCGCCGCCAGAACAAACCTCGGCGTCGTTATCGGCACGGACGTCCAGGCGTTTGACGCTGACATTTTAAAAGCCGACACCACAGACGAATTGGCGGTCGGCTACACCAGCGCAAACAGCGATGCGGGGACCAAAAGCAGCGGCACCTTCACGCCTGACCCACGCACTTCCAATTTTCAGCACGCGGTCAATGGTGGAGCGCACACGCTTGCGCCGCCCGACTACAACTGCACGATGGTAATCCTGTACAAAAATAATGCTTCTGCGGGAGCGGTAACTACGAGCGGTTTTACAAAGGTCGATGGTGATGATCTGACAACGACGAATGGCGACGAGTTCTTTATGTACATCACGCGGTACAACGACGGCTCGACCACCTTCAGCGCGTTAACCGTTAAGGCGCTTCAGTAATGTTTATGCCAATTGTTCAAGGCGGTATAGGCGTAATTTCTGACATTACGCTCGACATCACGTCGAGCGCCAGCGAACAAAACATCCTGACCTTGGCGACGGCGGCGGGGTAC